ATAAACTTTGAATCCATTGTGAACATTTTTTATTTCAGAATACCTTTTAATATCATTTGTTAAGTAAGTTGATTTCTTACCTATTTCAACATTGAAATCTTTTCTTTGAGTGAAAATAAAGTTACCACGACCTCCCTGCCTGTTTAACCAAACTATGTTTACATTTTCATCTGAACAGCAATTATCTATTTCTTCAAATAATGAATCAACTACAATTACAGTTATTGCAGCAGCACCTTCAAAAGTATTTCTTAAATAAGCACTTGCATTGTAATAAAATGTTCCTGTAGAAGTTGGTGCTAAGCTCCAATATTGAGTATAAGAATTTATTGTGTTATTAGTTATCCATGCCGGTAATGTGCTGTTAATTATAAGCTGTTCACCATTTGGAAATAAACCATCAGTTCCAAAACTTACTTGTGTTGTTTTGTTTTTTTCAACTCTTATAACTCTGTCATATTTATTATAAACTATTCCAGCATTATTGTAAGTTAATACGGGTGGTGGTTCAACAACATTAAATGTAAAAGTTTGAGCTTGATAAATCCCGACACTAAATCCTTTTAAACAGAAAGCATTAAAGCTTAAAATATAAGTTCCTGCAGTATCAATTTTTACTTTTATTTCATTTACATAATCAGTTGAATTATAAAGTAAACTTGGGTTTAATGCTGTTATATAGCTTAAAGGGTAATCTAAAGTATTTATATTTGTACTTTGTGTTACCGTTGCCCAATTAGGTAAAGAATATGTTGAAGATGAATAAAACTCACCAATTATAAAAGTTTCCACATAATTTAAATAAACATTAAAAAGTGGTTCATAATCATTAACATAAACTTGGTTTAAGTCTATAGTTATTTCCTGACCTTTTAATAATGTAAATGTTTTATTTGGAATTGCCATTATGAAGTAGTTACTATTCTATATTTAATTGAATAATTAATCGTTCCATTACCACCCGATATTCCTGCAGTTGAATAAATTTCAACACTTTGATTTATAATGTCATCACTATAAGTATTATTAGATGAATTTGATATTCTTATTGCTGTATCTAATGTATTTAATGTGCTGTCATCTAATGCATTTGAAATAATATCCCTTGCTGTTTCTAATGTATACCTAACTCTTAATGTAAACGAACCAGTAAATGCAACTGTTAATGGTTTATAATGAAAAGATGCATTTTCAACAACGTAATATTTATTTGCCCCTGCTAAGCCTAATAAAACTAATGGGGTTGTGTCTAAAGCATTTATTTGTGCAGCTGTTAAAGTTCCTGAAACTTCCAATAAAGGTAATGTTTGCCATGTTTTATCACCTCTCCAATATTGTGAAGTTGTCCCTGCTGTAATTAAATTCTCGTAGGAATCAGTAATATCATTTACTACTGTTCTAACATCGTTTGCTGAAATATCCCCTGTTGTATTATCTGCCAACAAAGTTGAAATTTCAGTTAGTATCTGTGCTTTTGTTTTTACTGCCATTGTGTAATTATGTTATATCAAAACCTTGTGCAAATTGATTTGTTTGAAATGCATTATTGAACCCTGCAACCGCTTGTTCAAATCCATTGAATGCTTTTAATTTAGGATAACCGCCATCAAATATAGTGTAAAATGTATTTCCACAGCCCCACAACAATTGTTCATCTACATTTGTCAATGGTAAGCCATTTGATAAGTAAACAGCATTTAATTCATCTGTTGGAATACTTGAATTAAGAACTAAAGCATAATCGGTAATTTCCTCATCCCAAACTAAACGGAATGCATTGAATACGCTAAAATCATAATCCTGTGTTAATACTGGCGGCTCAATAGTGAAACACTTTTGAACTAAACCTTTTATGTTTATTTCTAATTGGTAATTAGAATTGAAAATATAAGTAAATGAAGTTACTAAAGTATAAGGTAAAGCTGCATCAAATTGTTCACCAGTATTAAAACCTTTGTATAATTCAAATTGAGGCAATCTAAGCGACTTTATGAATACATCGCCTGTTATGTTAACATCAAAAGGAAAATCAATTACAACTGAATTATTTGTTGAACTTATTACTCTATGCTTTCCTGCATAAATTCCTGTATCAATCCAAACGTATTCATTTTTAGAAGGATTAATGTCCCAAGTATAATAAAGATTAATTTGTGTCTTTCCAGTTCCAACACTTGATGCTATTTGTTCAGTTGCTGAAAATACTTGATATTGTTTAAAATCAAATAAATAAATAATATCGGAATAAGCTGCATTCCAAAGATAGTTAGGTGCGTCTGTTAAATATACGTTTGTTGCCATTTATCCTAAGTCCTTATTAAATTCGGCTGCAATATCCGCTTCTATTTGTTTTGTAAATTTATCATTAAACTGCTTAACCATTTCATTTGTTATTACATTATCTAATAAGCCTGTATTCTTTTTACCACTAAATAAATAAATTGAGTTCCCTTCTCTATGAATTTTGCGACTGATTAAGTAAGCTAATTGATTCTCTGAAATATCGCTTGTTATTCCTTTGTCTTTAATCCATTGTTTTATATTATCCTTTACAGTTCCACTTCCTGCTTTTGTTGTTGGTGCTCTTCCGTAAATTGAAAAATAAATGTAATCTTCACCCCAAATCACTAATTGACTATCTGTAATTTCATAACGTAAACTATTTGCCAATCTTCCACTTGCACTTACTGGAGCTGAAAAAGTTTTTTCAATCCTTTTGCCTTGCTCATATCTTACTGACTTTCTCTGAATAGGCTTTGTCTTTAAAACTATTCTTAAGTCAGCAATAACCTTTTGAGCAAATTGTTCTAATAAGATTTGTTGGCTTAAAGTTAGCATTGATTTGGTTCAATAACTGTTAAGGTTAATAAAACTCCAGTCATAACACCTTTAATTCTATAAACGGGTTGCAAAGTAAACGTTCCTGTAATCGAATATGTATAGTTATCTAAAAAGTAATTTAACCATGCTATTGATTCAGTTTCCATTTGTGCAATCTTTTCTTCCATTGATAATTGACTTTCCTCATTTATCACCTCGTCACTTTCAGAATCAGGTTCATCCTGTGTTAAAAATCCAATTACAATTGCATCCGTTTTAAATTGGTCTGTAATTCCTATTGTTTTAGTAATTGGCTCTAAATAAACAAAAGTACCTATATTAAGTTCCTTTGCTGAATCTAAAGCAGTATCTGAACTCCTACCATGTACGAATAAGGGATTGGTTAATGAAGGGCAATTGTTTACTGATTCTCTTATATTTTGAATTATAGTCATAATTTAGTAAGTATTTCTTTTACCTCAATCCAATAAGCTTGTTTTGTGGTATCTTTTAATATTTCATCAATTGCTAAAATACTACATTTAATAGCTTCCTCTTTGCTCCTTATTACAGTATTAATATAAAACTTTCCTATAAGATAAAAGGCACATTCTGTTGGTTTCATTTCTGTTTTATTAGTTCTCGTTCGTAATCTGATTTTAATTTGTCATAAAGCAATAAATGGTAAACAACTCTTGTTGGCTGTTTTAAAACCTCATCAATGGTACTACCTAAAGCACCCCTTCGTGCTAATTCAACGTAAGTACCGAAGCTTCCGAATCTGTCAAGTCTTTCAACTCCTGCCCTGATGCTTTTTTCATCTCTGCTACTTTCGTTAAGCTCATCGTACTGGCTGTAGAAACCATCCATTGTTTTAAAAAAAAATCCACACTTCCAATTATTTTAGCAAATGGTTCTTCGCTTATATCGTCTCCAGTTAGCATTTTAATTACTTCGGTTGCTAAATCCAAAAAGCTTTTGTCATTGTTTTTTGAAATGTACTGCCTTACTTTTTCAGTATCGCCATAGGGCAAAGAACCATAATCAACAGACTTGTATTTTTCCAATACGTCAGTATTTTCCATAATTGAAACATCTTCAACAAAAGAAACGCAATTGTAAAGAGTTGCAACTGACTTACTTTGTAAGCTGTTTAATGTTTCTAAATCTATTCCAATTAATAAACATAAAGCATTGTCAGGTTCTTTTTGCCTTATTACTTCAATTGCTGTTTTATAAGGTACATCATACCAAGTTGTTGGTATATCGTACATCATTCCTTTTATTTCTGCTTGTATCATGTGTAAGTATTTCGTTTTCCAAAGGTAGTTATTTTCGGCTTCATAAATGTAATTTGTGGTTCTTTCCACGTGTGAATGCAATATCTAAGTGCGTCACAGCCATCGTCTAATGTTTTAACTGGTTCTTCAAGTAACTTTTCGTTCCTATTTTTTTTCCATGAATAAGACCTAAGTTCTTTAATTAAATCAATTGAGCCTTCATGTATGTAAAGGTCTTTTGATTTTACGCTGTCTATTCCCTTTTTAACATCTTTATTTGCATCCTTAATATTAAACCCTGCTAAGTATATTTCACGTATGCTTTCAGGTCTTGAATAGTCTGCAAAGATTTCAGCACTTTTATTTATATTTAATTGTTTAAGTCTTTCAATTAGTTGCTGATTAGTTAAATGACTTTCATAAATCAATTGTTCAGCATAAAACCTACCATCGTGTTCAGTAACCTTAACTAATGCTGTAGGGTGATTGTAGCCGAAATCAAGTCCGTATGCCACATTTCCTTCAGGAATATTCTTTGTTTGTCTCCAATGAGTAAAAATTAAGCTTTCACTAAATCCAAGTTCACCTTCTCCAAATACTCGCCACCAATTTAAGTCGGTGTATCTTCGGCTTTCAATTGACTTAACAATATTTGAATCTAAGTATGGATTATCTTTGTATGTGGACTTAATAAAGGTATGTTCAATTTCAGGCTTTAAAAGGTATTCGTGTACCCAAAATTCGTGGCTTGGATTGTAATCTAAATAAATTTGGTTCTTTGTTCTTACTTCTAATTGATTGTAAGTTTCAAAGCTTACATTGTTACACTCATTAATAAATAAGTAATCACGTCTTGCACCACGAACTTTATCGCCTGAATCAGCACTAAAAAACTCAATCATTGAATTTCCAACCATGTAAATATTGTTTGTTTTGTCATGGTATTTTTCAGAATAAAGCTTATCGGTTATAAGTATTTTAAAAAAGTCCCTCATTGCCCCACGTTTTAAATGTGGTAGCGTTTCACTTACAACTGATATGTGAACACCTTGTTTTTTAAAAGCAATTAAATAAAGCAATTGTAACATTGAATACGTTTTACTTGAAGATGTGCCACCTTGTGAAATAACATATCTGCTTTCAGCTCTAAGTAATTGACTAAATACGTTGGTAGTATTCAAAGTTTGTTTATTATATCTAAGTCAGTTGGATTAATTACATTCAAAGTAAGTTGCCCTTCTATTTTACTTTCTACTTTACTTTCCGACCTTGCTAATTTTGGCTTAAAGTATTCGAGTAAAGTAGTGTAGTATTTTATAAAATCTTCAGGCTCACAACTTGCTAATATTGTTTTAACTCTATCTGCTCCACTTTCAGTAATAAACTCACCTAAGTTTTCCCATGCTTTTACTTTTTCACTAACTGCTCCTTTTGGTTTGAATCCTTTATGACCTTTTTTATATTCGTGTTTCATTTGTTTTTCAATAAATGTCAATAAATTATTGACTTTTTATCAAAGATATGATTAAAAATATTGCAAACAAAATAAATTGAATATCAGTTTTTTTCATTTTTCATTTTCAATAAAAAGTATTTGTTTATCAATATCATTAATTATAACGAATATATTTCTTGCCAATTCAAAGTATTCTTTTTCTTCAGCATCAATTCTTGCACATTCAACTGTATCTAAATAATATTGTGCTATTTGTGAAGTCTCATGTTCGCCTGTTAATGCCATAAAATATTCCGATATTAAATCATTAGAATTTCCATTATAATTACAATACCTATAATCCTCGCCTAATATATTAGTTTTTAATAGAAACCATAATTCTGAATAATTTGAGTATAAATTATCTACAAAAGAATAATTATCATTAAACCACTTTTGTTGTTCAATTGGTATTTCTAATAAATATTTATTTTCCTTTTTCATTTCTTTTAGCTTCAATTAGTTTCATGTATAGTTTCCAATCAAAAGTTCCACGAACTTGGTTAACCTGTGTTTTCTTTACCCACCATTCAGCTTGGCTAATTAGTGAAGTCATGTTGTTTTGTGTTTTCATAATAGTTGTAATTGTGTTGTGTTTGATTTATTTATTATTCCTAATGCAGTTTCAAATATTGTTTTACCAGCTTCATAATCTACTAAGTTACGTGCCATTTTTTGTACTGATTGTTCACCTTTATACTTTCTAAAATCGTAATCGTGAAATTCACACCATTGAGTTACTTCGTCTTTGCTTTCCATTATAGAATGTTTACGCTCATTCAAATCATTTGGTAATTTAAAATTGCACCAATATAAATGCCTACCTTTTTTTTGTGCTTGTATTAATGGCTCATAATATGGAATAACATTTTCAACTAAATATTTCCCTTCAAAATAATTATCTAAAAATAATATCTCTTCGTATAATTTCATATCTGGATAAATTGCAACAGTTGTATTTTTACGTGCAAATCTCGCTCTACTATGGCTCGGACAAGGAGGTGAACTCCAAATAAAATCAAACTCTTTGTAATGTTCTAATAAATATTGGTGAGCATCGGTTACAATTACTGTATCATTTGGAAAACGCTCTTGATATAATCTTGCAGCTTCGGGGTCAAGTTCAACTGCAGTAACTTTAATATTATTTTTAACTTCATTCCATTTATATCTATTCCCACCTAAACAAGCGTATAAATTAAGTATTTTCATTTTGTCATTAATAATTTTAATTATTTGATAGTCTAATTGTTTTGATGTTAAATAAGTCGCTATAAATATTCGCAAAGATGTAAGTTATATTCATAACATCATTTTAAAGGTTTTAAGTTATCGTATGTTTTACCCTGCTCTTTTAGTTTTAAAGTTAAGAATATTAAAGCCTGTGTTTTAACGTAAAAATCAAATGTTTTGTTTTCTCCAAACTTAACTGAATTAATTAATTGTTTGTAACCACTTTCATCGTAAGTTTTAACCCCTGACTTGTTAATATACTTATTGTATTTAATCTTCGCTTTTTTAACTAATATTTCTTTGCTTTCATCTGAAAATGAAATTTGATAATGTTCATAAAGGAAATCATAAATGGAAGGCAAATGTAAAAGCGTATCGTTATGGTTGTAAATAGTATCAAACCTTTCAGCTCTTTTTTCTTCGCATATTTCAAAAAAGATTTTAGCCAGTTCCATGTTTTGGTCAAAGAACTTAGTTACCGGTGTTTGAGTTGTTTGTATTTGATTCTTATTCCATTCCTTCATTGCTTGTTCACGTTTTAATGAACTCATATAACCTTTTATGAATTTTGTAAAGGTAACAGTACCGAATCCAACAAAGTCCCCAAATTCGTTGCTTATTCCTGATTTAAAAGCATTTCTTAGTTCACTTAGTGTTATACCCTTATAATGTTCTAAAACGTAGTCATAAATGAATTTAGAAACGTTTTTGAGCTGATCACTTTCTAAAGCATATTTTTTATTCTCACCTGATAATTCAATTGTCTTTATTATTTCTGTGAAAATAAGTCTAAGAGCTTCGCCACGTTCAATGTTTATAATCTTCTGCTCATTTTTTGCTGAAACATAAATTTTAAGATGTTCAGTCATTTTGTTTAGGGCTTCCAATTCTAATTGGTTAAAGCCAACTGTAGTTAAGTTACTCATAGTTTATTCCAGTCTGTATTGTTAATTGTGTTTTGTACTATTTGCATTCGAGTTGAGAAAGTATTGTTATCTTTTATAAAGTCTTTTTTTTCTTTTTCAAATGCTTTTTTTACCCACATATTAATTGCATGGTAATCTGACTTGTACTGAACTCCTTTACTTGCTTTGTAGTCATTAAGTTTATCCAACATCCAATTAACTTCATGTTCTAAATATTCAGAATTAAGTTTATCTAATTCAGATTGAGAAATAAAAACAAATGGTCTTATATTTATTTTCTTAATAACACTTTTATTATCATTATAATTCTTATTATCATTCTTATTCTTATTATCACTATCGGCTTTTTTGGGTTTGTTTGGGTTTTTATTTTTAGGTCTGCCACCTAATAAACCATTGTTTTTATTTCTTTCACAAACATTATTATAAGTCTGATTATCCCTTTCGAATTGACTTTTAAAAGGATAAAAAGCCAAATTAACCAACTGGGTTATTTGGGTTTGTTTGGGTTTATTTGGGTTATGATATTCATAGATAAGTTTAAATAATTGACCAGCTTGTTCATCTGTTAATTCATTTAAAATGCCTAAACTATCAATATGTAATATGAATGATTTTCTTGTCATGATATTAAAAGTAAAGCCCCCAATTATTTCTTAGCCCTACCACAGGCATCGGAAATAAAAGAGGGCAAAGTGTAAATGAGTTTATCATGGTGGTAGTACTTAATACAAATTTACTATTTTTTATAGCAATTTACAAATTAAAATAATAGATTTTGATTTACTTCTGTTTTAAATCTTTTTTCAGCTAATGATAAATTAATCTTTGCTTGTTTAAAATAACTATCTTTTAATTCAATACCAATAGCTTTACGACCTAATGAAACAGGAGAATAAACCTCACTACCAACTCCCATAAATGGAGTTAAAACAACTTCGTTAGGATTTGAGTATAATTCAACAATTCTATCAATTACATCTAATTGTAATGGATGTACGTGTTTTTCATCGTCTTCTTCTTTTGAATCTCTGAAAGGTAAAACATTATCTATACGTATATCATCCCATACAGATGAAGCGTATCTTTGCCATATGTAATGACTTAACTTATTACTTTTAGGGTCTTCATGGTTTTTAAATTTAGTATTTAAATAATCCCAAAGTTGTACCTCATTTAAATCACTTTCATTTGCATTATTCCATGCTCTTAAAATATTTGGTAAAATAGGTGTTTCACCAAAGTATTTAGTTAAACCTTTTTCATGAGTTACTGGTATTTTATTTTCTCCTTTCTTAGTAAAAATAAGCATATAGTCAGGCATTGCTGTAAAACATTTTGTACTATCTTCAACTATAAATTTATGCATTAAAGATTGAACCATTGTACGCATGCGAACTTTTAAAGGCTCTTTCCAAATTGTAATACGGTTACGATATTCAAAACCATACTTCTCATGTAATCTAATTACTTCGTGTGGAAAGTCCCATAAACGACAAGTATTATCAAATACATCAGTAACATGAACGGCTGTAATACGACCTTTTTTAGTTACCCTGGCCATTTCTTTTATTAGAAATTCGTACTGGTCTAAAAATTGTTCTTTACTTTCACAGTTACTAAAATCATTTTCAGATGAACTGTAATTATATAGTCCAGCAAAGGGAGGGCTATAAACTGATAAATCAATACTTTCATCTTCTAATGTAGGTAACACTAGCATACAATCACTATTATAGATTGCGTAATTTTCTGTAACCATTTGGTCTTTTACTTTGTTTTCCATTGTGTTTTGTTTTTAAAATTTAGGTTTAATTATTTCTTTTGTGAACTCTCTTTTTTGTATTTCATAAATACTATTTACGTTTTGTGATAGCTTAGTAAACATATCATTTGCCTTATCTTTTTTTACTGATAAACTATCCATTATTCTAGTTTGACCATCTGATAAAACTAAATCAACAGTTACATCTCTTTTCTGTCCGAACCTCCAAAAACGTCTAATAGCTTGGTAATATTGCTCATAAGAATAAGTAGGAAAGTATGTAGTATGGTTACAATGTTGCCAGTTTAAACCAAAAGCTGTAATTTTAGTTTTAGTGATTAGCTTTTTAATTTCACCTTTTGCAAATGATATTAACAATTCTTCTTTTTTATCAATATTCATACTGCCTTTAATCTCAAAAGTATCTTTATCTAATTGATTAATTATTTTAGCTTCATCATTTAGATTAACCCAATATACAGTAGTATCATGTTTATTAGCTAATTCAACAGCCTTAGAACATCTTTTATCTAAAGTGTTTCTAGTTTCTTTTTTAATCTCAAAAAAGTTAATAGCTAGCATATTAAACATTTGCATTTGACCATTAATATCTAATGGATTTTCATTAGTTACTGTATGTTTATTTTCAATCAAACTAGGTAAAATATACTTTTCATCGCTGTAACCTAAATCAGATGGTTTACGCATTGATATACTCCATTGACTAACCCATTTCCAAAAATCATTTTCTGCATGAGGTTTTAAATACCATTCACATCCAGCATGTCTAATATCAATAGAGTTACCATTATTTTTAAAAAACTTACTTAACATATCAGTATAACCCATATAACCTAAAGCTTCTGCACTTGTACCTAATTCAATATAATCATTTGGGCTAGGAGTGGCTGTACTTAAAAATCTATAAGGAACTTTTTTAATAAATGATGTAATTGAATTTTTAATTTTACCATCAAAGTTTTTTAAAATAGAACTTTCATCTAAAATGACTCCGATAAAATCATTTTCATTAAAGTAATGTAACCTTTCATAGTTACATACAACTATTTTTTTAGTATGCTTACCATCTTTTGAATATTCAATGTCATCAATACTTAATTTTTCAGCTTCTAAAATAAACTGAAAAGCAACTGCTAAAGGCGTTAATATTAATACTTTTTTATTAGTATGATTAATAATATTTTTCGCAATAGATAATTGAATTAATGTTTTACCTAATCCTGTATCTAAGAAACAAGCTGTACGACCTTTTAATATAGCTTTTTCGATTACGTGTTTTTGAAAATCAAACGCTATGTCAGGAACATAATTTGCTTTAAATCCAAAGTTACCTATTGAATGTTTTTTACTTTCTAAAAATTCTGTGTAGTTCATGTTCTTTGTGTTTTTTAATTATTCCAATCCTTTGTAAAATTCTTCTCTCATATTTGAATTCATAGTGTGATAAATATCTCCTATCTTATCTAAGTATTCAACATCTGTGATATTCCTTTTTTCAAGCTCCTCAACTATTTTAAATCCTTGCTTTTGCCAAAGATTAAAATCAGCTTTCATCTTCTGTTTGAATTTACCTGTTAATTGTGTTGACTGCTCAACTGTTGATTTGAATAAACCAATTAATAAGTGGCTTTCAAATTCAAGTTTTGCTTCATCATTCGTTAGTTGTTTTTCCATGTTCTTTGATTTTTAATTTATAAACTTTTATTAATTCTTTGATTTCATCTAATGTTAGTTTAAGGTCGTCATTCCTTTTATTCATCAATACAACGTAATTAAATGAGCTTATTCTGTGCTGTATTCTTTCGTTATATTCTAAGTGATTACCATGTAAGTGCTGGTTACAATGAACGCATTGCCCATGTACGTTATCTTCACAAAATCGTAAGTTAGGATAACGACCTACTGAAAAGAAATGACCTGCATCAAATTTACTTGTTAATGGTCTATCACATGAAATACAAGGCTTTCCTGCATCCCTTAAACGAATATACTTGTTAAAGACTATTTGAAGTAAAGCTAACCATTCAGTTCGGGTACGAGTGTTTTCAATCATTACTTTCTTTTTCTCTTTCCATACCTTAGCTTCAGCTAACTTTGCTGCACATTTAGCACCACAAACTACCTGTGTTGTTTTAAAAGGAGTGAAGTTACCACCACACTCCTTGCATTTTTTATCTTTAATTTTTTTCACAGATTTTGGATTTCTTTTTTAACTTCTTGCCAATATTCAGAATCATTTACTCCGTTTGTTATTTTAGTTATTTTATAACCATTAATTCTTAAATCGCAAATAGTATTAATCATTGCCCATTTAGTATTTAATGCTTTATGTTTATCTGTAGTTAGCGATTCACATAATTGTTTAGTTTCACTTAATAACAATATTGCTTGTTCTTTTGGTGTCATGATTTCTTTCCATTAAATGATTCAAAATATTGATTAAATAATTCCCTTGCTAATTTTACTTTTTCAGTCATCTT